TCAGATATTAATCGATGAACTAGTATTTTATATTCAACAAAACAATTTAAAAGCAGATTAACCAAATATTTATAATCATATGAAAAGTACAGATTTTAAAAAATTAATTAAAGAAGCCGTAAGAGAAGCAATTCAGGAAGAATTAAAGGATATTTTATTGGAAGCAGTAAAGTCATCTAAACAAATAGTTAGAGAATCATACACTCCTCCTACACAAAACCCAAAACCATCTTATGCTCCTCCTTCAATAGACTTTAGATCAAAATATGCTGAAGTACTAGGTGAAACAGCTTTAGGTTTTACTTCTAATGATGTTCAACAATCATTCCGACCACAAGTAAGTGATCCTATAAATGGTAGTTTAGGTGCTGGTGAATTAGGTATGGATCAAATTATGAATTTGTTAAATAGTAAATAATGCCATTTAATCCCCAACAGGTTAACCCACTTGATTTAAATCCGAATGTTGCGGTTGGGGTAAATTTACCTTTTAATGGTCCTTCTGTCTTTACTCCTAATTATTTAACAGCTCAAGCTGTCAAAAATAATTTAATAAACTATTTTTTAACCAATCCTGGAGAATACCCCTTAAACCCAACTTTTGGAGGAGGATTAAGAGCTTTTTTATTTGACCAAATAACCGAAGGAACATTAATAGGCCTAGAATCAAAAATAACTTCCAATATAGCTTCAGTATTTCCAAATATTACTATTAACTCATTAGAAATACTTCAAGATTCGGATAATAATACTTTGACAGTGCAATTAAAATATTCAATTGCCAATTCTAATGTAAACGATACTTTAACACTTCAACTCTAAAATGGCTACTATAAATAGAGATATAAGATATATTAACCGTGATTTTTCTGAATTTAGAGCACGATTAATAGAATATTCTAGAACATATTTTCCACAAACATATAATGACTTTTCTCCTGCTTCTCCGGGAATGATGTTTATGGAACAAGCTTCTTATGTTGGAGATGTTTTAAGTTTTTATTTAGACAATCAATTTCAAGAAACTTTTGTCCAATATGCTCAACAAACAAACAATGTATTTGAGTTAGCATATATGTTTGGATATAAACCTAAAACTACAGGAATAGCTCAAACATCAATAGATTTTTATCAACAACTACCTTCTAAATTAGTAAGTGGGGAGTATATTCCTGATTATGATTATGCTATAACTATTGGAGAAAATACTACTGTAACTTCTCAAAATGGGGCTTCATTTTTAATCCAAGATAAGATAGACTTTTCAGCTTCAAGTTCTCAAGATCCAACCGAAGTTACAATTTATCAGATTGCAGGTAATATTCCTCAATATTACTTATTAAAAAAGAGTAGAAATGCAATTTCTGCTACTATTAATACTACTACTTTTACATTTGGTACTCCTCAACCATTTCAAACAGTAAATATTCAATCTTCTAATATTGTAAAAATATTAGACATTACTGATTCTGATGGAAATAAATGGTATGAAGTAGATCATCTAGGACAAGAAATGGTTTTAGATACTATTAAAAATACTAATATAAATGATCCTAATGTAAATGGAGATACTCCTTATTTATTACGTTTAAGAAAAGTAGCTAGACGTTTTGCAACCCGTTTCACATCTTTATCAAATCTTCAACTTCAATTTGGAGCTGGAAGTCCATCAGATATAACAGAAGAAATTACTCCAAATGCAGATAATGTAGGAATTGGATTGCCATTTCAACAAGACAAATTAACTACAGCATATTCTCCCGTTAATTTTTTATATACTGGAACTTATGGTATATCACCTTCTAATACTGCATTAACAGTTAGATATTTAACTGGAGGTGGAGTTAATTCAAATGTTAGTGCTAATACATTAAATGGTTTAAGCCCAATTAATTCTAAGTTCAATCAGATTAACCTTAATGCTACAACAGCTAATTATATTTTTGGATCACTTTCAGCAAATAATCCAGATGCTGCTTCAGGTGGTAGAGGAGGAGATACATTAGAAGAAATCCGCCAAAACACTTTAGCACTTGTTGCATCTCAAAAACGATCAGTTACTGCAGATGATTACTTAATTCGTGCTTTAAGCATGCCTTCGGATTATGGTGCAGTTTCTAAAGCATTAATTGAACAACCTAAATTAACCGATAATCAAGTTTCAACTATTGAGACATTAAATTTGTATGTTTTATCTTTAAATGCTCAAGGTCAATTAGATTATGCTACTGAATCATTAAAAACTAATTTACGTACTTATCTTTCACAATATAGAATGATTGGAGATAATATTGAAATTAGAGATGCATATGTAATTAACATAGGAGTTGATTTTGAAATAATAGTATTACCTGAATATAACAATAATGAAGTACTATTAACATGCATTACCGCTTTTCAAAATTACTTTACTTTAGATAAATGGCAAATTAACCAACCAATATTAATAAGAGATTTATATGTTCTTTTAGACAAAATTAAAGGAGTACAAACAGTTAAATCTATTAGTATAACTAATAAAGCAGGAACCACCTTAGGATACTCTCAGTATGCTTACGATATTTCATCAGCTACTCAAAATCAAGTAATTTATCCTTCATTAGATCCTAGCATATTTGAAGTAAGATATCCAAATACTGATATTAAAGGTAAAGTAGTTCCTTTATAATCTTATATTTATAATAAAATATTTCAATGGCTGTTTACAAAATATTTCCAACTCAAGATACTACTCTATATTCTGCTTATCCAACAATGAATACTGGGTTAGATGCTATTTTAGAAGTTTCTAATAAATTAAATCTTGATGGAACTCCTGACATATCTAGATATATAGTCCAATTTAGTCAAAATGAAATAAACGATATTATTACTAATAAAGTTAGCAGCAGTCAATATAATATATACCTTAAAAATTTTATTGCTGAGGCTCAAGGGTTAAATCAAAATACTTCTTTAGAAATATTACCTTTAGCTCAATTTTGGAACAATGGTACCGGATATTATTTAGATAACCCTAAAGAAACAAATGGATCTTCTTGGGCATACTCAAATTTCTCAGGATCTGGAATATGGAGTATGAGTGGTTCTATTAATGGATTTTTCTATACAGGCTCATTTAATCCTATATATTCTTCTCAAGGAGGAGGAAATTTTTTTACAACTTTAAGTTTAAAAGTTACCGAATCTTTTGAATTACGTGATAATAAAGATATTGAAGTTAATGTAACTAATCCTGTCAATGCTTGGATTTCCGGGTCTATTCCAAATTATGGATTTATAGTTAAATTAACTGGTTCTCAAGAGTTTAACACTAGTCAATATGTTCAACCTCAATTTAAATATTATAGTGTTGATACAAATACAATATATCCTCCAACATTAGAATTTAGATGGAGAGATTATTCAACTATATTAACAGGTTCTGCTACAGGCAGTATTGTAAATACAGTTGATTTAAAAATGTCCTTATCTGAAAACCCAGGTACATTTTATCCAACTAGTAAAAATAGATTTTTTATAAATGTAAGTCCTTTATATCCTCCCAGAGTATATCAAACGTCTTCATTATTTACTAATTTATATTACTTACCAACTTCTTCATATTATGCAATAAAAGACTTGGCTACCAATGAATATGTTGTTAACTTTGATGACAATTATACTCAAATTAGTTCTAACACAAATGGAAATTATTTTGATGTTTATATGAGTGGACTTGAACCAGAAAGATATTATTCAATTTTAATTAAAACTAATATTAATGGTTCTACTAAGATTTTTGATGATAACTATTACTTTAAAGTTGTAAACGGATGAGTGAAAGTGTAAATTTAAATAAACAAGTATATGATAAAAGACAGTATACTAAAGTAATAGATACGTCTTTTAAACAATTAGGTGTTCAAACAATTCAAGAACAAATTGACCAACAACCCACAGTAGATGAATTTTTTAACATGTATAACGAATTATTTTATCAAATACCTGAACTAGGGACTACAAATTCACACGAATATTTAATTAAAAAAAGTAGTGAATATATTGCTTTCGACGCTAATCAAGATGAAATAATAGCGTTACAAAATGAAATAGCTCAATTAAGAACGGATTTACTTGATGCTCAAAAACAAGTTATAGAATTACAAACCGGAACAACACTTACCCAATAATGGCTGCAGAAATTACACAAATAGATGCACAAGATTTTATATTTCAAACTTATGAAGGTAATGACATTTCATTAATTTCTTCTACTGAAATAGATACTACTTTAACCTCAGGAAGTTATATTGAATTATTTGTATATGATTTAAATCAAAACATTCTAATCTCAGACTATAATTTCTCCCAATATACCATTTTAAATAATGGACAATCAGCAGGTACTAATAATTCTATTTCTCAAATAGAAATTGATCCTGAAAACATTCTTATAGATAATGGGTTTGATCAAGGAGAATATATTACATATTTTAACTTTTTTAATAAACAAATAGGTTCTGAACTTCAACAACTATACATTTCTGAAATATCTTCTGATAGAACTGAACTTAGGTTAGATAGTACATCTTTAACAGATGTTGATTTAGTTGAACAAACGAATAATTTTGTTCAACAAAGAGAAAACAGTCCATATTTTGTAGATTTTTATCTTAATTTTGGAGAAAATTTATTAACTTTAGCTAATAACGCCCAATTAGATACTACTGACCCTACTAATGTTTCTATTTTAATTAAACTATACGAACCACTCCCAGAACAGTTTGATTTAAATTCTCAACTATGGGTAGTAACTTCTTTAGATAATTCTTTAGCATATCAAGTAGTATTTGAAGATATTCCTATTATTATTACTGATACGATTAATATTAAAGGTCCTAACTTTAATTTAGATTTAAAAGATCAAATAAATAATTCTACAATAGCTTTAGATTATACTTCTTTAACTACTACTACATTAACTAGTTCTTTTAACCAATTAAGTAGTTTATTAGAAGAAAAAGAAATTGATATTAACATAGACTACACTGAATTTTCTAATTTTATTCATTTTAGTTCAGTACAAACTAGACTAGAAAATTTTTATTATAAAGTTAGCTTACTTGAAAATTATTCATCATCTATTGCTGTTTTAAACAATACCATAAATAATAATCCAAGTGCTAGTACTGCTATATATGAAGCATATATAAATAACATCATAACTAATTTTGATGGGTATGAATATTACTTATATTATTCAAGTGGTTCATTAGCTTGGCCTAAATCAACTTTACAACCTCCTTACCAACTGTACCCAACAGGTAGTACCCAAGTATTAAATTGGTTTGGTAGTGTTAATGAAACATCCCCTTTTTATGGAGGAATAATTCTATCAGCTTCTATACATGATGATCTTAATAAAGATTATTTATATTACGTAATACCTGAATATTTAAGAGATGATCCAAATAACAATCAATACAAACTATTTGTTGATATGGTGGGTCAATTCTATGATAACATTTGGGTTTATTATAAAGATGTTACTGAAAAATATAATGCCGACAATCGTTTAGAAAATGGTATTTCAAAAGATATAGTTGCTGATGCAATACGTGATTTTGGAATTAAACTATATCAAAATAATTTTTCAATGCAGGATTTATATACTGCATTTATAGGTTTAACTCCTGATGGTGGTTTATTCCCATTTCCAAATATTACAGGTTTACTTCCAACTCCAAGTGGATTTGAATATGTTGACACTTTAATATCTGCTTCTAACGATTATATGCCGTTAGATGATGTAAATAAATCGTTATATAAACGCATTTATCATAACTTGCCATACCTGCTTAAATCAAAAGGCACTTTACCTGGTCTGCGTACGTTAATAACTTCTTATGGTATCCCTGATACTGTATTAAGAATTAAAGAATATGGAGGTAAAGATAAAGTTAATGTAAATGATTGGGATTATTGGCAAGATACATTTAATTATGCCTTTTATACAACAGGAAGCAATTCAGTTATTTCTGATTGGAAATTAAATCCTAATTGGAATTCTCCTGATAGTGTTCCTTCAACATTAGCTTTTAGATTTAAAACAGAAGGTTTACCTACATCGTCTATTCCATATTCTCAAAGTTTATGGTATACTGATACTTATTCTTCTATTGTATTACAATATACAGGATCGGGATATGCTACTGGTTCTTATTCAGGTTCAATTATTGATCCATATTACCAATATGCTAATTTAGTTTTTTACCCTGACCCAACATCATTCCCTGGATCATCTGCTAGTATATATTTACCGTTTTTTGACGGTAGTTGGTGGTCTGTAATGGTAACTCGTAATGGAGATGATTTTAATTTATATGCAGGTAATAACATATATGAAGGTGGAGATAACGGAACCTTATTAGGATTTTATTCTTCTTCATTTATAAACGAAGATTCAACATTTTGGATTTTAGGTTCTACATCAACATTTGGTTCACAAAACCCATCCATTCCAGGAGGATTATATAATGCCTTTTCTGGTTCATTTCAAGAAATTAGATATTACAATACAGTAATAAGTGAGAGCGTATTTAAGGATTATATAATGAACCCTCATTCTATTGAAGGTAATTTTCTTAATTCTTCTCCAGATAATTTAGCTTTTAGAGCATCTTTAGGAGGAGAATTATATACTGGGTCTGTTTCTATACATCCAAAAGTTACTGGTTCTTGGGTTACAACAAGCTCATTTAATTTTAATAGTAATTTTATTTATAGCATTACCCCAGCTACTTTTAATCCTAATACAGAATACTTTTTTATAGATCAACCACTTGCTGGTATTAAAAATGCAATTTCTGATAAAATTAGAATAGAAAATAATGTTTTACCTTCTGGAAATACTTTATCTGCTTTTAAATCATTATCTCAAAATCTTGAAATAAGCCAAAGTTATACAGCAAATACTAATTTACTTGAAGTAGCATTTTCACCTCAAGATGAAATTAATGATGATATTGCTGATCAAATTGGATACTACAATATTGGAGAATATATAGGTGACCCAAGATTTAGATCATCTTCAGCTTTATCATACCCCGAATTAGATACTTTACGAAATGCTTATTTTGAAAAATATACTAAAAATTATGATTTAAACGATTATATTCGTTTAATTAAGTTTTTTGACAATTCACTATTTAAAATGATTAAAGACTTTGTACCTGCACGTACAAGTCTTACTTCTGGTATTGTAATTAAACAACATTTACTAGAAAGAAACAGATATCCTGAACCTCAAGTAGATAATTATTCAACTATAGCATATACTACTAGTGGCTCCCAAAATAATATTCCATTTACTTTTCAAAATATTGTTGTTTCTGGAACATTAGCCCCCCAATGGAATGATTACCAACCAGGAACTGTAGAAAATTTTAGTGGAGGGCCTGCAGGAGTATTTAACCCATATAACAGTGTTTTAACTTCTCCTTATGGAGCAAACGGTACCGGACCTAATAACATATATTTTTTAACTCAAAGTTGG